ACCGTAATCTTTGGCAAGCGTAATTTTTTTAGATTTACTACCAGCTTTACCAAAACCTTTATTTCTACTTGCATTTTTCCCTGCGGCTTCCTTAATTCCATACGGCGGGTCTACTATTGCCAACTCAAAATACTTGTCTGGGTAGTTTTTCATTGCCTCTAGGCAGTCGGTGTTAAATACTTTGCTGTCCATGTTAGTTGTAAATTAGTTTTAAGGTGTGGGCTTTTCTAAACGCTGCCTGCTTGGTTGGGTGCTCACTGTGCAGCTGCTGCTTTAGGTACACCCTCCAGACTTCTTTTTGGTTTACTGTGGCTTTAACTATTCTAATGTCGTGGTTAATGTTTACGCTATTCGTCATTTAAAGAGGCTTTAACGGGTTTAACTGTGGTTTGTGGTCCTTTGTCTTTGTAGTTGCTTTTCCATGTCCTTACAGCGGCTTTCCAGTCCTTCATTTTGTTTTTCCCAATTTGCCAGCCTTTAGCCTCGTAGAAGTTTACAAACTTTTCGCTCAGGTCCTCCATGCCTTGCTCTTGCATGTAGGCGTTAACCTCTAGGGCTGTTGGTGGTGTAAACCTTGCCGCTTTTTCTTTTATATTTTCTTTTATTATTACATTGTCATTTACATTTACATTTACATTGTCAGCTTTTTTGGGTTTTAAAAAAAAGGCTTGGGTTTTTTGGGTTTCGTCTAAAAAGGGTTGGGTTTTAGGTCTGCCGCCCTTTTTGCCGTTCTCTTTTTGCTTGTCTATATAGTGTTCGTACTTCTTTAAATCCCGCTTTAATTGGGTTTTAATAGACTCGAAGGCAATAGTTAAAAGCAAGTCGTCGCTCTCAGGGTTTTCGTCGTTTACATAAGCAAAAATGTGCTTAATTAGTTTGCCTGCCTGCTCGTCTGGTAGCATGTTAAAAACGCCCTGCTGGTCACAGTACAGAATAAATGATTTTTTGTCTTTAGCCATAAAATTAAAGCCCCACCAAAAAGCCGCGGGGGAGCGCAGGCCTTCTAGCAGGGCAAATTTCTTTTAACTTTTTGAGGTCTCCCCACCTCAGTTAACGCTACAAATATAGCAAAGTTTTTAACTTACCAAAGTCTTTGCCATAAGTTGGTTATGGTAGAACTCGAAGCCTTTGTTAAACCAATGCTGGTGCTCTCGCTTTTCAGCGTCTAAGCATTCGTTTTTTAACCTTAGTACTTCATTTACTAGGCCGTCGTCTGTTAATTGTTTACGCCCGTAAGCCATGAGCAACTCAATGACTTTAACGGCGTAAGTTTCTACTGGTGTTAATTGTTCTGTATTCATGTTATTAATTATTCAAGTGTTAAATTGTGCGCATTCATGGTTATAAACAGCTCGTCCCGCATTTTTTGCAAGGCGTCTATAACTTCCTGCGGCGTGTCGTCTGGGGCGTACTTAATTTGTGCCCTGAGCAGCGCGTCCATTCTCTGGCACACTAAAAACCAATTCACGCCATTAACTGCGTAGTTAAACTCTTCGCGCTCAGTGTTGAGGTCATATTCTAAAATTGCTTTCATTCTTTTATAGCATAAGTTACTTGTATGTCGTGGGCTTTCTCGCCTAGCACAGTCTGTTTAAACGCCTTGCGCATTTCCTTTACCCAGTTAGCCTGCGGGCTCCCTATTTGTGCAACAAACTGCTGTACTTCTGGGCGCTCAAAACTGCGGTCCGTGTGTTCTATTTCAATTGTTATTACAAAGGTCTTCATTTGCCTTCATGGCCTCCAGTACCATTTTATAGAGTTTAGTTTCGCCCTTGTAGCCAAGGTTTAAATAGTTTGCAAACTGCTGGGCCCCGTGCATTGCACTGGTGTGGTGACGGTCCAGTAAGCGCGTCATTTTTGCCCAGCTTAGGTTATACTCATGGCGTGCAATGTACCAGAATAAATGCCGTGCTATTACAATGTTACGCTCACGGCTTTGGCTCATTAACTGTCCCGCTGTCGTGTTGGTAGCCTTGCAAACCTCTAGCAGTAACTCATTTATTAACTCCTTTTTGGTAAAATTTAGTTTTAACTTAGGGTTATTCAGTTCTGCTTTTAGCATTTCGACTTCTACATTGTGACGGTTAATAAGGCGCTCTATTTGTGCCTCGAGCGCCTTGACCTTTTGCCGTGTTTTGCCGTATAGTATTAAGTAGTCTACTTCAGTTTTTGCCTGCTGCATTTTTAGCCTCCCTTCTTTTCCGCTCGCAGCGTCTCTTCTGCTCTCTAACTCTGTGCATAAACTGCTCTGCTTCGTAAATTTGTAAACGCATGGCGTCCAGTTCTCCAGCGTGCACCCTTGTTAAATAGTTTAGGTCCTCAGCTGCTTCGTGTGCTACTTTTGCCCATGTCATTTTTGCGTCAGTAGTCTCGCGCAGCTTAGCCTTCAGGTCTAGTGCTTCTAATTGTAGAGCGTGCGCCTTGCGGCTTTCCTCTTTGTAAATTTGTTTCAGGCCCTTAATATGTGCAATTTGTGCTTTAATTGTGCCAATGCTAATAACAGCGGCTAGGCCCAGTGCGGTGTAAAATATATAAATCATATGTCTGTCGTTTTAATGCCATACTTGTAGCCTACATCGCTTTTGGCTGCATCCTCGCCGCTTCTAAACACTTCGGCGAAGTAGTGACTGCCCCAGCAAGGACCGCCCGCAGCATTGTAAGCCTCGGCTATGCAGTCGGCTTCCTCTTGTAGTCGTTTTTCAATTAGCTTTACGGCCTTTTTAACGGCGTCGCTTGCGTTAGTTTTGCCTCCGTGGCGCTCAGTAAATTCGTAGTGCTCTACTAAGTGCAGAAGGTCTAAGATTGTGTTTTCAAGTGGTGTATTCATGTTATTTTATTTTGCCTTTGTACATGCGCTTAATTTCCTTGCGCTGGTGTTTCATTGCCTCGTTGAAGTTTGGCAGGAACTCGTCCCGCTCAAACTCGTAAGGCGTCGCCTCGGGTAAGTTGTTAAAGTGTTTAACTTGCTGCTTAACGCAGTGGGCGCCATACATTACCGCAATGGTAACGGGCGTTGCAATGATTAAATAAATTAGGTCTAGTGCCATAGTCGTATAGTTCAGGGGGCGATTAGGCCCCCGTGGTTTGTTGTTCGTTATAAAGCCAGTCAATAAAATTGCTTTTGTGCGGTTGAAGCGAAGGGGTTAAAGTTTCGCTAATTACCGTGAGCCCGTCAAAAATTGGCTGCGCATCTTTTGCAAAACGGTTAGCAAATTTGCCCTTGTAAACTATTTCCCTAGTGTGCATAGTGTAACCTTTAGCCGCTAATGTAGCAGCCTTTTTAGGTACAGAAACAAAGCCGCCGTCTAACAAACGAAAACACCAGCCAAACTTACCATAAAATGGGCCCTCTGCGCAAATCTCGCCAGCCTCATTAATTAAAACGCTGCACAAAGATTTTACAGTACAAAACCCATAGTCTAACATTTCTAGGCTTAGGTCGCGTTTTTGTAAAGCCTGATTTCTAGTCAATGAGTCTGCTGCCTGATGGTATGGACTGCCCCAGCTGTAATCGTCCTGACAGTCGAAATACCGTTGCATCCTCTCGTCATTACGCTGTTGGAGTTCGTCCATTGTCTGCTTGTAGGCGGCCAATATGTTAGCGCGGCGTGCCTCTTTGGTTAGTTCTAGTGTTTCCATAGTGTTAGTATTATGTGAATGCAAACAAAGCACATAGTTTTCACATAGGCAAGCACTTTGTAAAAATTTTTACAAAAAAGTTAAAAAAAGAAAACCCCTCAGCATAACCAAGGGGCTCCAACATGAAAACAGAATGCTATAAACTAACAAATAGCACGCAAATATACTACTCCAGTACCTTTTCTATTGCTCTTATTATTTGTAGGGTCTTAGGCTCGCGCTTTTCCCACTTTGTTAGCAGGCCTCGGCTTATGCCTACCTCCTCGCAAACTTGGTTTAAACTGGTGCCCTTTTCTATGCAGCGCTTGCGCCATTTAACTACTAGGTTCTCGTCATTCATTGTGCAAATTTACGAAATAGTTTGTATTTTTGTAAACATGAAAACAGAACATATTTTGAGCAAGTCCAGACTGGACCTAATTAACAAAGCCCCTAGCCTCTATAAACGCAAGTACATAGACGGCGTTAATGAGCAAGTAGAAACCCCTGCACTGGTGTTAGGCAAAGCGTTACACTGCCGAGTTTTTGAGCCAGCCGAATGGGGGCTGCGTTACACCATAGCGCCAGACATTGACCGCAGAACCAAGGACGGAAAAGAACGCTGGGCCGAGTTTCAACAGCAAGCCGAGGGCCTAACAGTTGTAACGCGTGAGCAAGACGACGCCATAGAGCGAATGAATAGCGCCATTTATAAGCACCCCGCTGCGGCTTATTTGCTTGGCTTAAAAGGTACCAGTGAAATAATGGTTAACTGGGTTGACGAGGTGAGCGGCATTCCCTGCCGTGGCATTTTTGACCGCCTTACTACTAGCGCCATTATAATGGACTTAAAAACCACAGACGACGCAAGCCCTAAAGGATTTGCTAGAAGTTGCCATAAATATAGGTACCATGTGCAGGCCGCATTTTATATTGACGGGTTCGAGCGTGCCTATAACCAACTCTGCGAGGGCTTCTTTTTTATTGCAGTAGAAAAGAGCGAGCCTCACCTAGTTGCGGTTTACTATTTAACAGCCGAAGACATACAGCGAGGCCGTGAGCAATACCGCGAAGACATTAATAAATTTACCGAGTGCCTAGCAGCGGACGAGTGGCAGGGCTATGGTGACGGCGTGCAGGAATTAACACTATTTAATCATGGAAAATAAAACAGAACTAACACAAACAGCAGCGCCGTTGTCGGCGTTTGAAACAGCACAGAGACAAGCAAAGGCGTTAAGCGCCAGCGACTTGGTCCCGCAGCAGTACAAAAACAATGTGGCTAACACCTTAGTAGCCTTGGAAATTGCAAACAGAATAGGCGCCAGCCCGCTTATGGTAATGCAAAACCTTAATATAATACATGGGCGTCCAAGTTGGGGCAGTTCGTTTATTATAGCGGCTATAAATGGCTCTGGCAAGTTTACTGCCCTGCGCTTTGTTGGCGACTTGGCCAAAGGCATTAAAGCAGTATGTCAGGAAAAGGCCACGGGCGAAACTCTAGAAGGTCCCACCGTTACTATGGACATGGCAAAGGCTGAGGGCTGGGTAGACAAGGCAGGCAGCAAGTGGAAAACTATGCCCGAGTTAATGATGCGTTACAGAGCAGCCGCATTCTTTGGCCGTTTATACGCCCCTGAAATTACCATGGGCATGCACAGCACCGAGGAGGTTATAGACATACAGCACGAAGAGCCTAAGGCGGTTGCTGCAATTAACGAGGCTATTAAAAAGTAATGCAGTTTAACAGCGACTTTCGTTTTGACTTATTAGTAGGCAATGAAGTAGAAGGCCAACTGGGACTAATACTAAACGGCAAGCGCATAGAAGTTAAGAGCGTCAAGCGAGCGCATAGGACTGGGCAGGTGTTTGTTGAATACGAGAGCCGAGGCAAGCGCTCAGGCATTGCAACCACGCAAGCAGACTACTATTGTTTTGAGGTGCAGGGCATATTCATTTTGGTGAGTGTGCCCACCCTTAAAATTATAGCGCGTAAATACATTGGAACTGAACGGGATGTTAGAGGCGGCGACAATAACACCAGCAAGGGCATTCTGCTGCCTATTTTAGACTTGCTTAATGCGTAATAATTCCGTCATTACTATACGCTTTTGAATGTAATGTGTAATAAAACGGACTAAACTATATGCTTTTGCGTATTATAATACCAGTTACCGCGTTAAGTCGCTAGAATTAATAAGCGTATAAGTAAAAGAGTTGCCCCATTTTTCGGCAGCAATTTCACAAAGTGCCATAAATTTGTTAAAGTCCTGAGTGCGTTTAAATACTTGGCAGCCTTCGCTCCAGCGGTCCACTCTCACAGAGTCTAGCCCTGCCTTATGAATGTTAATACCAAACACGCCCCGTTCGGTTCTGTCCTCTTGGTAAATGCCATCGTTTTTAAAGTCTCTATAAACTACCACTGGGCCGCATTGCCTGAGTGCTTTATACTTGCCTTGGTGTAGGCCTAACATGTAAGCCCCTCTGTACTGCCCCGCTTTTAAGCGTGCTGTGCCTGCGCCGTTGTCAGTAGTAAACTTATAGGTTAATAGTTCCCAGTTGTCTTTAACCTTATAGGCTAAAATAATGTCATCGTCAAAGGCATTGGTAACTTTTAAACCAGTGCTAGAATTTCGCACGCCTATTATATTAAGGTTGTAGTCGCCCGTTTCAAACCATTTGTAACCTAGTGCAGTAATGGTCCGCTTTAACTGTGCTATATTATACATGCTTAATTTGTTTTGTAGGTGTAGGCTTCTATTCTATAATGCTGGTTATTTTTGCTTCTGTTGTGTGTTGGTTTAAGAATTAACCAGCGCCCGCCTAGTGGCTTTGGTGGCGCCCCTCGCTCTACATGCCAGCCGCCTTGCCCTTCATTATATTCCTCTTTGTAGGACGGTGTCCTAATCATTAAAATGTCCTTAAGTTTTATAGAATTGTGACGGTCCAAGCGCTCGACTGTATAGGTTAACTCTGTGCTCTCGTGTACATGGCCCATCCAAATAGCGTCTGCGCCTTCTACCATTGTCTGCATGCGGTTAAATTGAATAACGCCCTTTGTAACTGGACCGCCACCGCCTGAGCCGTGAAAGTATTTAAGTTTGTAGCTCATGTTCACCTCGGTGCTTGTAGAAAACTGCCATATTACCCAGCCACCATAGCCGCCCACTTGTATAGTGGCACCAGTAACAGCGTTTAAAGCACTTACAAAGCGCTCTATAACATCCGTTTCACAGTGGCGAAGTATACTAGTTTCGTGGTTGCCGTAGCCTATAACCTTAATGTTTTTGGCGTAAGGTTTAAACCATTCTACTGCCGTGTCTATAACCAAGTCTAAGTAGCGGCTGCCGTTATGCTCTGGCCTTATGTCGGACTTGCTACGGCGCCCGTCATATTTGCCCTGCATTAAGCAAAATAAATCCCCGTTAATAAGTATGTCGTGGCCTCCGTCTACTGCCTCTTGCATATGCTTAGCCAGTAGCTCGCGGTCGCAGTGTGGGTTGTCCCAGTGGCAGTCACTAATTAAAAGCGTTTTGCTTTCTACAAACTTAGAGCGGGTTATATAAACATTGTTAGTTTTCATAATAGCAGGGCGACAATAGTAACCGCCGCTAAAATAGTGCATAGGTTTTTAAAGCGTGTTACCTTTTTGTCTCTGGCCTGCAACTCGTCCAATAACTTAGACTGTATTTTGTCCTGCTCTGCAATTACCGCGCTGTCAATTTTGCGGTATTCACGGCACAGCGCTAACTGCTCGCGAGCCTCAGCGCCTTTTAATAAATAGTAATTACTTGCCGCAAGAGTCGAGGAGTCTGTGCATTGACAATAAGCGGCGGGTTGCTGTGCAGCTAGTGTCACCAGCAAGCACAATATAAAGCGTTTCATATTTAGTATTTAAAATTCGCTGGGTGTCGCGTAATGTTTTGTATTTAAGTTTAACGCGTTCTAGCGTGTCGTGCTGCATTGAAATGCTATTTACATACACATAGCGCTCTCGCTGCTTTCTATTCGTTTTAACGGCAAATAAAAGGGCATAAACTGCAAAGGCTATGCAAGCCAGTAAAAACAAGTCTAACGCAAAGTCTTTAAAGCGTTTCATCTGTAAAGAAGTTAGTAACAAATTTACCAACAGCGCCCGCTATACCGCAGGCCAGCATAAGTTTTGGGTGGTCAATGTTTAAACCAGCAACAAACAAAGAGGCAGCGGCTATGCTGTCACCTAAAACTCTAAGGCGCTTAGGTGTCGGCTCAAAGTAGCCTTTAAACTTTAACCTTGGCCTCTTGTTGGTTTGCATGACTTGTGCTTATTCTGGTGCTTAGTGTGCCTGCGCAGTTTCTTTTTAGCCTTGGGCGTAAAGGTTGCAGTTGTGCTAGTTTTAGCCTTTGCCATTAAGTCTATTTATTTTTTTGGTCCAGTACACCACAGCCAGAATGCCCGAAATAATACCGAGAATACCCACACAAAAAGTAATAACTGGCTGCCAAGCCTGAGTAAAAGTAATGAGGGCCGAAGAGCCGCTAATAGCCGTAGCAATGGCCGCGCTAGTGTCATTGTTAAAGTGCTTCATTTGTTATAACTGGCTCAGGAAGTTTGCAATAATCCGACTCGGGAAACTTGGCGCAGTAGCCTTTTAAATATAGGCTGTCATCACCGCTGAAAGTGTGTATTCCCATCGGGTCGGGCCACACCTCAAACGGGGCGAAACTTGCGGGTGGTTCGGTGTAAAACAAAATGTCAACCGCCCACTTGTCGCTTAAAACTGCGGGGGTTTTCAATTCCATCCCGTCAAAAACTGCGGGGGTAATTGGCAAAAATCCCAACTCAACTACCGCACAATCTTTCCAACTTGTAACGGGTTCGCCTTCGGGGTTGGTTGCGGTTTGTTCTATTAACTTGCGAAGCGTTGCCCATTCGGTTGGGGTAAATTCGTATTTGCGAAAAATCTTTGTCATCTTATAAGGTTGTTAGTGATGCAAGTTCGGCGTTTGTTAAGCGGGTTTTGAATAAAACTACCTCATTGTATTTTGTTTCGGTTAAATACGCTGCGGCTTTATCTCGTGAAATGTAAATTTCGCTTGTTGTTGGGATGCTTGAAGGTGTTGCCGTTCCGATTTGTGTCCCATTAATATATAATACTAAATCATTGGAAGCGTACCCAATTGCTACTTTATACCGACTTCCTTGAACGAAAGTATGTGATGAACTAATAAACCCAACTTGACTGCCACCATCAAACATATAACATTGAGTTTGTGCCGCTGATGTAATATAAAGATTAATAATGTCATCCGCAGACGCTGAATTTGACAATTCAATTGCAACTGCCTGAACACCACCCAAATAAACAAAATCTGCAAAAACTACACCTGCGGTCTGCCCAATCAACGAACTAATGCCCGTCTTAAAACAAGCATCCGCCACCCTTGTGGCGCTTGCTGAGGTTGTATTTATATACGATGTGGGATAACTTGACGCTTCAATTTGTGCGCCCCAAATGTAATAATCCGAACTTGAATTTCCTTTTAATATAAAACGCGCCGCCCCACTTGAACCTTTTGTCGCGGTTATTGTAATTCTATACCATCCGTTTGCGTGTTGTTGCCAAGTATATGTGGCATTTGACCAACCCGTTTGTGAAGTTGTTGTACCTACTCCCGTAGCAACATTTATTAAAACAAACGCTTCGCCCGTGGTGTCATTCGTCATTCCTAAACCTAACGAATTGTTATTGATAGGTTTCACAAAAATACTCGCAGTATAATCACCCGCAGACGAACCTGCGTCATTAACATTGTACAAAGCATTGGCGGAATTTGCAGTCGTTAATTTGTCCGCATTCTGCGTTCCGTCTGGGCTTGTCGCTTGGTTGGTAGTTATGGTTGCACTATTAAATAAATTCCAAGTTGTTGAAAAATCCTCACTTGGGTACAATCCATTCGTACTCTGCTTCTCCAACAACAAACTCGGACACCCGCCCCCGCCATTTTGGTAGGTTAGGCGTGGAACATTTAATCGGTCGGTAGTGGGAAAATAGGGTTTTGCGGTTGAGCCGATGTTTAATTGTGCGCCCCAAATGTAAATTGAACCCGTTGTAATTGAAATTTCATAATAATAAGTGTCTGCTATTGTAATCGTTCCACCAAGTGAACACCTATACCAACCATTGCCTACATTTTCAATAGTTGCAGTAAATCCGCTTACACCTCCATATATTGTAATACTTCCCGCCGTGCCGTTTGACAAATCGAAAATACACGCTGCGCCTCTACCAAATGCTGCCGTTACAAATTCCAATCTAATTGACGAACTGGCGTTGGCTTTGGCGTAAATGCTTTGTGTAAATTGCCCAATCCCTAAATTGAATGAGCCATTATACAAATAAGCCGCGCTACCCATTGTTTTCGTGAATGTGTCGGCGGTTGTTGTTCCGTTTGGTGCGTTTGTTGAATTTGCAGTAATCGTTCCATTATCAACACTCCAAAAAGCATTGGTAAAAGTTTCCGATTGTTGCACGATATTCCACGGGCAATCCTCAACCAATCCCGCGCTATTGATGCGCGTTCCGTTGGATGCACGGGTGAAGGATAGGTCGCCTGAACCGTCACTAGGCACTACTGAATATACCGTGTCCTCTTTGTATCCAGAGGGCACCATTACCAAACTGGCCTGATTTAATAAATCGCTCATTTTTTATAAGTTGTTAAGTTTTCGAAGTAAACAGCCGATGCCTTCGTAATAGCCACCGTCTGCAGTTACACGCGCTTTATACAACTTAACCAGAGCCCAGCCCTGACCTTTATAAGCTGCACCTCGCGTGCCAATTCCGAGGTTTTGAGTTACTAGCATTTTTTAATAACCGATTACAGAGCCGCTGCTAATTACAAAGCCAGTAATTTTATTACCCTTGCCTGCTGGCAAATAGGCGCCTTGTTGAAAAGTAACTCCTGACATTCCGCGTGCGCTCAGCACATTGGTGGCGGTGCCATTCTCTTGAGTAACTGTAAAGGAAGTAAAAACGGTGTCCTCTTGTGGAACTACCGCGTCGTAACTTACACTGGTAACGGTTGCAGCCGCGTGGTATTTAAACCCCTGCGAGCCTGCTATAATGTCTGCGCTTGCTTGTGCCATAGTGCCTGCAATTTACAAACACATTAAACGCAAGTCGTTAACAAATTAAACCTCTGCAATAATATACCACTGCGCCCCGTCGCTTATAATTGTTTTGCTTCCGTACAGTTGGTTAATAGTTGTAGCTGTTGCCCCGTCTATATTGTAAGCGCCGCCGTCAATAGTTACTACATGTGAAGTCGCTGTCTTTTTAAAATAGTATTTTTTGCCCTTGCTCTCGGTGGCATTCGGTAAGTTAATAGTTACATTGCCGTCCGTGCTATTACAAATAATAAACTCGTAGCCGTTAGTAATTGTGTGGGTTCCAACTGCATAAGTGACGCTAGCGTTATGCTCTTGTATATGCCAGTCTAAAACCTCGGTGCTGTCTTTGTATTCCAGCATTACTTCCCAGCGCGTGTTT